GCATTTACATCTTCTTCAATGGAGAACTCTTCTTCTTCCTCTTCGGTTTCGTCGGTAGCTTCAGAAACGACTTCCTCTTCGGTGGTCTCTTCTTCAGTAACTACTTCCTCTTCAGTAGTTTCTTCTTCAGCAACTACTTCGCCTTCAACTTCGGTTTCCTCTTCCTTCATGCCTTTTGGCATAGGATCGGCAGGTTTTGCACCTTTGTTGACTACATTCTTAACTTGGGCAAGTGATGCACCAGGTTCTTTGAGTTTTGCTGAATCGTCATCGGGACGATAATTTTCTGGGGAAGGACCGCCGAGATCTTCAACACTTGGTTGACCTGGGGTATCCAGATCCAACTTAGGCATTGGTTCTGCAGGCTTAGCCCCTTTGGTTACTACGTTTTCCATTTCTTGTAAATTGCTACCAACGGACATTTGATTTATTAGATTTGTGTATTAATCTATATTTATTTATAAATTAAAGATTTGATAGAAATTCGTTGAATAAATTCAACTTATGTTCTTCAAGTCTTCTTTGGTCGACGAGAGTATTAATACGTCTCTTTGTGTTTGCTGCGAGTTGTTCACGAAGGATTCCTCCTTCCCAAACCCACTCTTTTCCTTCCATGATTCCCTGAACAAAAGCATCAGGTGCAGAAGGATCGGCAACGATATCAGCAGCAGTTGCTAACATGAAATCTTCACCGACAACTTTACAACCATTGTGATCTTCTTTCAAAGATCCAACACCACGAGAAGAAACACCAAGAGTGACTCCCTCATTAATGAGAGATTCGGCAATTTTTCCCATTGGTGTTGAGAGAAGTTGTGCCTTACCAATAAAATTGGTTCCCTCACAAGTCAGAGAAACAATCTTATGGGAAACACGATCAAGATTGACGGTTGGACCGTCAGGATGACCGAGTTCTCCTAAAGCACGACCTTTTTGAATGAAACTCTCATTGTATCTAGCCACTTCGCGGGAGAGGGTTTCCATGGGATACATACGACCATTGCGGTTTTTAATGTCTCCCTGAAGAAATACTCCCTCAATGTAGCATTTCTTGCACTTACCTTTTCCTTCGGTAATAAATTCGACCTTTGAGATTTCTTCTGTGATGAGTTTCATTTTTTTATCCAGTAAATCCTACTTTTGTTCCTGAAACGGTTCCACCAACTGCAAAAACACAATATGATGCTTGCTTCTCTAGATACTCAACTGTGTTGCCAAGCATTGTAAATGATCCAACGCCAGTACCACCTTGAGTTTCAACAACAGATACTACAGAAGCAGAGGTGTTATTATTTACAAGACGAACAACAGTAGCACTTGAAAAACTAGTTGCAGCTCCAGTGCTTCCTGGTACTGCAATTTCATCTGCTAAAAGTAATGTTCTTGCCATTATTCTTCCTCTTGTGATCCTGCATCAAACATTGTTGCTGCAACTTCTGGGCGTAAACCCTCAATTCTTTCAGATGCTTTTGCAAATAAAGCGTCTTTAATTTTGCCACTAATATCAGAGGCAGAAGAATCAGTTGCAATCAAATCGACAATATCTTCCATGAAATTAATTTATGTAATATATTTTCTATTTATATTTCTGCTTTTTTAGTGTCTTTTTGAAAATTTGCATCTGTTGCTGCAGAAGATGCTTCTAAATCTGGTTCCATCGGGACATCACCCAATAAATCTCCACCACCATCAGGTAATGGTTCGCCAGTAATTGGATCTACTGCATTTGGATCTGGAATAATTCCATCTTTAATTTCTTGTTCAATCTGCTCGTCAATTTCGATAATTTCTGCATCAGTCTGACGTAGAACTTTGCGGCGAACATATTCAACAGAGAAGTATTTGCCGATATATGGTTCAATAGTTGCCAAAGTTCCGAGACGATCATTCATCATCTCACTCTCTTTCAGTTCTGCAAACTGATTATCATATAAGAAATCGAATTGTATATGATCCGAAATTTTATCCCAATCTTCTGGTGTTACAATGTTCTTGAGAATCAATTGCGTTTTTAACATATCGCTAAAAAGATTTGCAAAACGCTTTCTCAGTCTTCCAACAAACTTGGAGAACTTCAGTTCATCTCTTAAGATCTCTGAAGATCTGCCAAGATTAAATCCACCATCATTTGCGATTCTGGATTCGGGAACCCCAAGTGCTCTGTAGAGTTTCTTTTGGAAGTACTCAATATCAGAAAGTTCACCAAGATTTTGACCACCAGGGAGTGTAGTGATTTCTGTACCACGACCACCTTCTCTTCTTGGGAGCCAGAAATCTTCCAGCATACTCATATACTTGCGATCATCACGGACTTCACCAGTATCTGCGTTATAAACCAATTTATTTCTATAACGCGACATTACATCACGAAGATATTGTTCTGCCTTTACTTTAGGTAGATTGCCAACATCAATGTAGAAAATTCTGCGTTCAGGTGCTCTGGAAAGTCTATAGATAACAAGAGAATCCTCAATCATACGGAGTTGATTGAGTGACTTGATTGCTTTGTGAAGATATGAAAGAACGGAACCTTTGTTTCTGTCTACAAGACCAGAAGTAATATAGGTAATTGTATCTTTTGCAATCTTTACTCCCTTCTGACTTCCAGCACCAGAAATAGTTCCTAGGGGATAGTTTGGTTTAGGACTGTAGATAAAATACTCTTCAACTTCTGGATATAAAGTTTTAGTATTTTCGTTGATTCTTGAAAGATCAACTCCACCAGATCTATCTTTTTTCTTTTCCTGCCTTACAAACCTCATTTTAAGAGGATCAATATATCTTAATTCTTTGATCCCTTCTTGTGGTTTTTTGAGGTCGATTACCTTATGATAATAGAGTCTACCATCAACATACCAATTTCTAAAAATTTCGTGTGATTTTTTATCAAAATCTAAAAGTTCTTTGATATATCTAAACTCTTCTCTAATTTTTTGTTTTAACTTATCACTTGCATTTAGATTGGAAAGTTCAATTTCAACAGGGGAGTCATAGAGATCGCTAACAATTGCTTCATTGACAACATCTTCAATGGCATTATCACACTCTGGGTGAATTGCCATTTCACGATATCTTTTAATTAGATCATGTTCGTTTCTATAAACTCCCTCAATATCTACATATTGCCCATAAAATCCACTAGCAATAAAATTATCAACCCCGTCCGCGTTGTTAGGCGGGACGGGGGAGACGATAGATTTGGATTTTTCTTCAGTAGAGTCAATAGAAAAACCAAAAAGTTTTGACATTTTATAAGAAACTGAACTATTTTATCTATTTATCAATCTACTGCTGGGTAGGTTGTGCTGTCAGATCCAGCAGCAATCTTCCAGTAAAGAACTTGGAATTCAACAGTAAACTCTTCAATAGTATCAGTGGTATCGTATGAAAGTGCGATTTCTGAAATGTTGGTTGGGAACAAACCAACAAAATCATACTGTCTTACTTCTCCGCCATTTCTATCTAGTTGAGTTACTGCTGCATCAGCAGTATAATCAGTTGGATTAACTTCACCAGAACCATTGGTGAGTCGGCTGATGCCATTCATCCACTGCTCCATAACGGTTCTGATTTTGAAATCAGAGTCGTTGAGAACAGTAACGGTCCAACTGTCGAAGGTTCTTTCACCAGCAACCTTGAGGATCCTTCCACGGAAGGGAACCTCAACTGGGGTGATGTTAGATGCTGGAAGAGCAGCTGCTTTTACAAGAAAAGGAACCTTGTCAGAAACACCAGTCGTTGATAATGATTGGGTTGCTGCTGTTGGGGTTGTTCCATCATTGGACATAAATCCAAGTGATTGACCAGATCCATTTGGGAAGTTTAATTCAACTTCAAATAGATTAGGTCTTGCACCACCCCCAGTTAAATTACTCTTAAATTGGGAAATTGTTCTTAGTGCCATCGTTTTTTTACCTCTTTGGAATTAATTTAAAATGAATTAAACACCAACTACTTCAGAGAACGAAACACCAGATCTGGTGGCAACAAAAGTTAGTCCAATGAAGTTAATGGAACGGTTTGGTTTGATGTATACATCTGCAATAAACTCATTAGCATCAACAACCGCAGCGGTATTGTTAGTTTCGTCACAAATCAGTCTAAACTCTTGAATTCCACGCTTTGCCTGAACATCGCGGAGGAATGGTTCAACAGCATTTACAAATGAACTTCTGGTAAGAGGATCGTTGAATTCGAACATTACATCTTTTGCAGCAGCAGAAATTGCTTGCTCAAGATAGATGAACAATCTACGAACGTTGATACGATCAAATGCCGATGCCTTGGCAAGTCCAGTCTTATCTCCAAAGAGAATAATACCAGCACCAGGTGAGAAGATCACTGGGTTGATTCTTGCACTATAGAGGCGATCTCTCTGGAGTTTTGTTGGATTATATGCCAACTTAACTGCATTTAGGATTGCTCCTCTCTGTGTTCCAGCAGGTGAGAACCAAGGGAAGTTTACGGTATCATTTCTTGCACAAAGTCCTGCCATATCTCCATTCAGTGGAACATAGCGGAATGTATCGGAGAAACGATCATATGCATACTTATATCCACTATCAAATACTGCATAAGAAGAAGATGGAACTGATGCATAGAAACTAATTACTTCATCAGTAATATTTGCAGCACTATCAACGGTATAACCCGAAGCAGTTTCAGTAACTTGAGATCCTCTATATGGTGAGATAAATGCAACAGCATCGCCTCTTTCTTCAGCAACTGAAATTAGTTTGCTTGCAAGTGCTTGAGCATCTTCTTTAGCGTATGCTCCAGATCCCATCAGTAAGAAGTCTACATCATACTCTTCAGTATTAGTGAAGATATCGTAACCAGTTGAAAGATCTCCAACAGATGCCTGAAGAGAACCGGTTGCTGTTAGGTCAGATGCTCCATCATAGTTTAAACCACCACCCAAAGTTAGGTTAAGAGGACCACTAGCGCCAAAGACAATTCCTTGTGCATTTTGATCCCATCCACTATCAGCATTTAGATCGAAATCTGCTGTTAAACCAATAGTTGAAATGCCAGCAGGTGCAGAACCACCGAAGATGTACTCAGAGTTTTCTGAAATATACTTTCTCCAGTAAGAAGGAGAACCAACCGAATAGGTTGCATCCTTTGCCTTGGAAAGTGTAAGATGCTTTTCTAGGATTGTTCCAGCATTTCCTGTTACGTTGCCACTATCATCAAGTACAACAACGTGAACTTCGTCAAATCTTCCACCTCTTGCAGCAGCATATGCTGAAGTACCAGGTCTCTCTGCTAGAGTGTTCCACTTAATTGATGAATTTGTGAGAGTGATTGATTGATTATCAAACCAATCTTGTCTGGTTGTATATGCTCTTGAAGCAAACGCTGCACTAACTCCAGTTGTATGAATTCCTAGGGAACCAGCAGATGTAAATGCATACAATCCAGATGGTTGGTAATCAACAGCAGTTTCAGTTCCTGCAGCAGAAACGTGGCTAACAACTTTGACGTCAACCGATCCAGAACCAATAGCGGTAATAGTTCCTTTCAGATAACCATCTGCAAGAGAAGTTGAACCAGAACCTGCAACAACCTTTCCAACCATTGTTTGGGTTACTGCATAACCAACAACAACATCGGTTGTTGTGATTCCGCTTAAAGTTTGGTCTGCTTTAGCGTCAATGATTG